TTCGCCCTGCTTAATCACATACTTTTGTGTACCATGCTTGCCAGTTTCAACTTCTTTTTTTAAATCTTTTACAAACTTCATCTGTTTAGCTTCTTTGTTTATGTGAGCTATGTAATCTAAAACTTTTTTAGTGACTCGACCCGTTGCCATTTTGTCTTACCTTATCTTTTAATTCTTCAATATCAGCTAATGCTTTGTCTAGCTGTTCTCTTAAAAATTCTATATTAACTTTGTTTGTCATGTTCATCTCTTGAGTCTCTTCCATTTTCTCAACGGACTTGTATAAATCCTCGATTAAAAAATGTTGCTCCTGATCCGTGGGCACTTGTTCACTTTTCTTTAACAAATCATTTTCAAACAACTCACGTGATGTCTCTAACGATACCAACCTCGCAGTCAGCTCTGTGTATGCGAACACACCCATTGCTACGAGCACGATCAACGAGGCTACCGTTTTCATCGGCATCTGCACGGCAGCGGATTCTGATATGTTTAATGGTTTATTGGACATGTGGTCCTCCACATAAAGCCAATACAACTAACATCACTATCAGTAAACCTGTTGCGTAGTAGTTCATCTTGGCAGTCTCCATAAATTATCTAGTCCAAAAGATTAATCTTTTAGAAAATTCTTTTATTTTTTTCCAAATTTTTTTAATCATACTATCCTCCACTATTTTGATAGTTTCCCACACACAATCACAGAAACTACATTGTGCAATTCCTCTATGTCTGTGTCCACAATCCATACATATTCCATTTACTACATTAATCATTTTTCTTTTCCTCCATTTCGTAAAAGAAATTATCAGTGTCTTCAGTTCGCCACTGTTGTGTATCTTCTACGTTCCATTCATTCGTTTGCACTTTCCAATCAGGGACAGTATCTTTAACTGTAAAAGAAGGTAAATCCCATATTAATCGATTGTTAGGTTGTGCAGCATAATTGCCATCATTTAAAGCAAGTATGTGAGCGCACTTGTGTTCGTGCGGAATCTCCGAATGATCAGTGTCAACAATGTTACTCTCTGGATGAGCAAAGTCAATAGTAAATAAGTATTTACCATGATGCCATTTTTTGTCTTTTCCTATGTATTTACCAGCTTGGCCATCTAAAATATCATAATTAGTAACAGCAGGATAATAACTAAAAGAGTTCCAAAGCTCCAATTCATCAATTCTTTTATGTGGAACAGCTGCGGGTTCATAACCACGTTGAATAAAAGCCGTAATTGGGAGACGATAAAAGATTGCGCCATTTTCCATAATTGCATGCCATAAGATAGCCCGACCTGACATACAGCTAATACCAAAGATAATGCAGTCTTCAACTTCTCCATGATGTTTTTTAAGATCATATAAATATTCTCTCCTTATCTGTGCATATTGCACGGGTATGTTTGCATTTAAATAAGCCATAATTAACCATTAATATCTCCCCAAGTTTTGCCCTTTTCATAATCAACTTTGTTGGGGACTTCCAAAGTTACAGCATTCTCCATAACTTCAACTATTTGTTGTGCGTGTTCTTCATCTCGAACACTCACACATAGTTCGTCATGAATTTGTATGTGAGCTACTATACCAGATTTATATAAATCTAACATTGCTTTTTTTGTCATATCAGCAGCAGATCCTTGAATTAATTTATTCAATGCCTTGTAGGTATATGCTCTTCTAATTCCTGGTCCGTGTTCCTGGAGTGCTTCTTCGTGAGGCAATGCTTTATGCATACCAAATTGATTTGGTTCCCATAAATGGAATCTACACAATCGTCCCAAGAGAGTTCGAATTTGACCACGCTCTTGGGCACGATTGGAAGCACTATTCATTAACTGCTTAACGAAGGGAACTTTAGCGTGGTATTGATCGAACAATTCTGCTGCTTTATCTTTTGATACACCTAATTCGGCCTGGAGTTTAGCCTTACCCATACCATAAAATAATCCAAGATTAATTACCTTGGCTTGTGATCTTGGAATTTTTGCCATGTCTGCTACGACCTGGTGAAAGTCCGTTGATGTATCATTTTCATAATTATCTATTACATCATTAACTGATGGAAATTTGTGAAGGGCTGCGTAATGCACTACCAGCCTAGGCTCTTGCTGAGAATAGTCAAAACAACCCCATGTATGGCCTTCCTCTGGTATAAATATAGATCTAATCATAGGTCCAAGATCCTTATTTCTAGCTGGTAGCTGCTGTAAATTAGGGTTTGAATAGCTAAATCTACCGGTCACAGTTCCGCCATAATCTGACCTTATTTGATTTATGTCTGCATGGATCCTGCCTTTATGTTCATGTTTAATTATGGTATCAATAAAAGTAGTATGAGCTTTATTAACTTCTCTAGCTTGAGCAATCATTCTAACTACTGGGTGACTATGATTCGAAATAAAATTTTTAGTAAAGGATGGAGCTTGTGATTTTGCAGTTCGTTCGTACGGTAAACCAAGTTTATCAAAAACTTTCGCAACACTTCTTGCAGCCATTAGCTGAACGTCTATGTGCGTTTCTTTTTTTATTTTGTGCAGGAGCTCTTTTTCTTGCAATGTTAACTGCTGCTTTAGTTTATGAGCTCGTTGAACGTCTACTCGGACTCCAAGGAAACGCATGTCTACCAGACAAGGAAAAAGATCAGTTTCCAATTCAAAAATAGATTCAACATCCTGGTGTATTAATTCTTTTTTAAATATTTGCCACAGCTCTAAAGTTAGTTCAGCATCTTTTTCTGCGTAAGATCCCACATACATTGCTGGTAGTTGCCACATATCTGCTTTAGGATCTAGTCCTCTAGACTTTGCTTCTTCATTTAATGCAGCTTCATTTTTACCATGACCCAAATAATCCCAAGACAAACTATTTAAATCAAATCTAAATCTGTTTTCATCAATTAATGATGCAGCAATCATAGTGTCTACTATTTGTCCGTTTATTTTAAGACCCATAGATTTAATCCAACATACATCATACATAGCATTGTGAAATATTTTTATAGCATCCGACTCACAAATATCCTTGAACCACTCTAAGGTTTTTTTACGATTCATGTTTGGCCCTGATCCGTGAGCAATTGGAAAATAAAACTTTCTACCGGGTACAGCAACAGCTATGCCTACAACTTCTCCATTACCAATGATAGATCCAGATCCTTTAGATTTTAAATCAGGATCTCTTGTCTCTAAGTCGATTGCGATCTCGTCGTATTTTCTTAGATCAGGATACTCTTCTGGTTCATTCCATTCTGTCTGTGCTTCAAATAAAGGTACTTTCATTTCTTTGTGTCTTTTAGTTTTAATATCTCTAGTTCACAATAGTGAATTATTTTTTGTAAATCTTCTATTTTATTTTTAAATAAATACCTACAAACATACTTCACAACACATCCTTGAAAGAAGGAGAGATTATTTTTTGAAATAAATTCATATGGCTGAATGTGAAAATTTTTATAGTGAGATCCACCTACCTGGCGGTCTTGCGGGAAAGTATCATTAAATATATCTTTGTTCGTCATAGTTGGTATCCTTTCCTTTCAATTTTTGCTCTCATTAAATATAAGTTTCTTTTTGCTCTCGTACAACCTACATACCATACTCTGTGCTCTTCGTCACGTTTTATTACACTTTTTATTGTAGCTTCTCTTATTTTTTTAGCATTGTCTAATACTAAAATTACGTTCTCACATTCCCCACCTTTTGCTGCATGAATTGTGGATACTTTAATCCTTGCTTCATCACTTAATTTTTCTTTATTGGACAGCATAAGTCTTATGTAAATTTTATCTTCAGCTGGTGCATTGTCAAAACATTCAAACCATTTTAAATCTTTCTTAAGTTCTCTGTTGCCCATGTATTCTTTGATATCTTCTAACGCTGTATCCGATATGGTTTCTCCATTTAACCATTTACTATGGTTAATAATTGCTTTGTATAGCTTTGTATTATAACTTTTTTGATGTTTATTTTCGTAATATAAACCTTTGACTTTTAATAAATTACAAATTTCTTTTGATCTAGATATGGTTCTAGTTAAGATTAACCAATCCTGACTAAATAAATCAAGATTCTCTAAACTATTAATTTTACTACATAAACCTTCCTCGTCTCTAGGTAAATAATTTTTATCTGCTCTAAGTCCTTCAATTCTAGCGGTAATAATTTCTGATATGTCTTGGACAGCTTTTGGTATTCTTCTTGATTTAGACAATACTTTTTCTACAGCTTCTTCTTGTATAAATCTATCTACATCTGCACCTGCCCAACCATAAATTGCTTGATCATCATCCCCTGCAAGATAAACTTTTTTAGATTTAGATTTTAGTATGTCATATAATTTCCATTGTATCGGAGATAAATCTTGTGCTTCATCAATAAACACTACATCAAATTCTGGAATTTTATGTGGCTGCTGCACTATGTCATGAATCATGTCTGTAAAGTCGACTAAATTATTTACATCGGGATGTTTATATTTATTATAATTAGCTTCAATATGTTTTAATAAATCAGGATCTACATTTGTAGAGTGTTCTCCGGTGCAGTATTCATCCCACACCGGTATATCTTTTTCTTTTGCTTTTAAAATAATTTGAAAGTATTCATTATCACAAGTTAAATAAGGTGAAGCATCCATATCTTTTTTTGCATTAACTCTTACACTTAATTCTTTACCAAGATCATTGTAATGATAATCTTGCATTACATTTTCTTCTCTAAGTCCTAGACTATGAAAAGCTAATGAGTGTAATGTTTGAAAATATTTTAAGTGTTTCTTTTTATATTGTGAATTTTTTTTAAGCATACGATCTTTTGCTTCGTTAGCTGCTTTACGAGTAAATGCAAAGTATCCTATCTTATCAATAGGAGTGCCTATTCTAATGTAGGCCATAGTTCTTCTAATTAATTTTTCTGTTTTACCTGTACCTGGAGGACCGTATATCTTGGTTACTTTTTTCATTAAAGAATATCTTTTTTACTTTTCATCGATATTATTTCAATTGGATTTTCTTCTCTTTCAAAATGTGTCATTGATATTTTAACACATCTTACTGGGTTATGTGATTTCTTTTCTGTTTCTTTTTTAGGATATCGTTTAAGACTCCGTAGTTCTGCTCCAAAAAAGTCCATCATCATTTGTCCTGTCCTATCAATTTTAGATTTCCATTCTTTGTTTTTTAAAAAATTATAAAAAGGATCAAATACAAAATATGCAAAACCATCATCAATTAATGTGCTGCCACTTCTAAATGAAGCATCACTAACTGCTGGCACACCATGAATATAATCATCTAAATGTTTATGAAGTATTTCTTTGGGTGATGTACCTGGAGGAGCTTTTTCTGTTTTCATTCCTTGCCATAGGTTATCTAAAATATTTTGCATATCATCACCCTTGATTCGTGGTGGTGGAATAGGGGTATGAGCCCCAATTAAACGTCTAAGCTTTTCTTGGTCCATGATGTAATTAATATCTCTAGCAATTATCTGCTGCGTAGTTTCACCTTCTACTTTGTCATTGTAATGTACAGTGAATCTAAATTCTGGTTCAGGAGAATAATCTATTTTAATTAATGCAGATAATGCAGGAAATTTTTTAACTTTATCAGAGGCTACACCAAATTTTCTTTTCAAACATTCTGATTTAACACACATACTATTAATAGGTTCTTCTGAACAAGTATGGCCTGCGGTATCTTTTTTATACGCTTTAATTTTTTGTTTTACTTTTTCGTCTCCCCATATATTATCGTAAACAATATAATTTCTTGCACCTTCTAAAAGTTTTTCTTCCCAGTTGTCAGGATATTTCTTTTTAGCAAACACCATATAGTTATAAATAAATCGATCTCTATAATCATCTAACTTAGATTTAGATAATCTTTGTAAACAAACAGGACCATCGGCAAATTCATCTGCACCACCTGTTAATTCTAATCGCATAAGTTCCGTAGCAAATTCTTCTAGATCTTCTTTAGTCTTTGTGTTAGCCTCGACGACTTTTATAAATTGATCAAAGGTAAACTCAGTTCCATCTAGATTTACACCGACTCTTTCATTACGATTATAATAAGGTAAGTTTATAAAATTACCATTAATAGGTTTACTATCTGAACCAATTCCTAATTGAGTTTGTTTTGGAAATATTTCTGTTGAAGCTTTTAAATCAAATGTAAATAATAATTTATCTAAAAAATTTCTAACAAAACTAGCTTTAACTGGTTCTTTAAAAAATACATATATGTGGAGTCCACCACTTTTAGATTTAACTGGAACTACTGGAATATTTTTTTTATCTATTATTTCTAAATATTTTCTTAAATCAAAGTTGTCATATTCATCAGAGTCTATATCTATGGCTCCAAATTTTGCTAAACCATCATCATCACAGGGCTGAATACCTATAGATTTTTTACCAGAAAGATGATCTAAATAATCTGATTCTAAAAGTTCTTTCGCTGCCCAGCCATATTTTAATTTAAGTTTACCTGTAGACGGATCTTTGTATGCAGAGTTTATATCTGCATAACCATAGTCTCTCTTAAGACCTGTAAATATATCTATAAATTTTTCTTCCATCTTTATATTATTAGGGGTGGATCCACTCTCGCTTCACCACCCCAGTTGCAACAATTCCTTTTAAGGAATTCTAGTAGTGAGCTGCCCCATCGGTTGCTTTAGCAGTATCATCCTCACCGTGTTTAACTTGAACATCTCCTTTAGAAATGCTTTCAGAAAAACTTCTAGCTTGTTGATACAGTGCAGCATCCTCAATTGGACCTATCTTGCTCACTTCCCAACCAAACCATGTACCTTTGTCGTTAGACTGTTGTACGGTTTTTAGTTGATAAAGATGGCTAAAAGATGCAGGAGTAAACAATCCGTTTTTTCCCTGCAGTTTTATACTTTGCATCATGCTATTCCATTTTCTACTAATTTTTAATTGAGTAGATTTCATAGCAATCAACGCAGTAGTTGGTGTACTTCCATTAGCTATAACAAAATGTTGTGCAGTTTTTTCAATGTAATTACCATTTGGTAATCTATCTTTGAAGTCTGCACCTCTAGTTGTTTTAGTCATGATGTCACTTGATGAAGGATAAATATTGACCGGAGCACCTGATCCATCTTTTCCTCTATCTTTCCACTCAACATACTCGAGCTTGTAGTAACATGGAATCACTTGGACTCCTTGTTCACCATTGAAAAGTTCACCTGTTACTGAATTGTATATCATTCCAGGTTCAGCACCTTCCACATACTTTCCGTCTCTCTTGTTTACTTCAGGAGATAACTGACCAAGTATTTTAAGAAATGGCAATGCAAGATCATCTTGTGTTACCGTTCCAGTTTGTACTGCTGCATCAGCCTCAAATACTACATTTGTAGCTAGTGCACCATTTTTCTTTATCGTCGGTTCTTTGTTCATGTTTCTATTTCCTTGTTATTTTGGTTCTGTTTCCTGCGAACACGTTAAATAGATCCGTGGGCATCTCTTTCCCAGACTCAAGACGCTCACGAACCAATGCTTTAAGTGTCATAGGTTCAACCTTTAACTTCTGGGTAGGTTGAAATCCTTGACCTTGCGCAAGGACAGCAAAATTTGCCGCCTTGTTATCTTCGTTACGACCAAAGGAAACGGTGATCATATTTTTAATTATGTCACCCAAGCCATTGTTACGAAGCCAGTTAAATGCTTCTTCCTCTTTTGCTTTAGGAATAGAAGCACCATAGACGGGCATGCATTGTACACCTGCACCATCTGCTAAACTAAATTTTGATATATTCATTTCTGTCATCATCGTAGGTATAACCTCTCCAGATAAAACGTCCATATCCTTTTTTAGTTTTTTTAATTCTTCTTCTTTT